TGTTCATGACCGAAGACGCGATCTTCGAAGGCGGGGGCGCCGGACTGCCGCTGGGATTCATGAACTCGCCAGCGCTGATCCAGGTCGCCAAGGATCCTGGTCAGGCCACGCAGACCATCAGCAAGAACAACGTCGACACCATGTGGTCGCGTTGCTGGGGTCGCTCGCGCAAGAACTCCGTGTGGTTGCTCAACCAACTCGCCGAGCCGCAGCTCAACCAGCTCAACCAGCCGGTTGGCACCGGCGGCCAGTTGGTCTATCTGCCGCCGGGCGGCCTCGCCGATGCGCCTTATGCGACGCTCTATGGGCGCCCCGTGATCTCGACGGAATATTCCAGCGCGCTCGGGATGCCCGGCGATATCGCTCTCGTCGATCTCAGCCAGTACACGCTCGTCGACAAGGGCGGCGTGCAGGCGGCGACCTCGATGCACATCGCATTCCTCACGGACGAAATGGTGTTCCGGATCACCTATCGCGTCGATGGCAAACCGATGTGGGCGGCGTCGATCACCCCGTTCAAGGGCGGCGCCAACCTCTCGCCCTTCGTCGTTCTCGCCCAGCGCTAAGGCAAGCAGCTACCCGCGCTTGACCGGCGCGGGCGTTCGCCGCAACCCGACAATCAAGGACTTCACAAATGGCTTCTCAGTTGCAGATGGCGTCGCAGTTTCCGCCTGTCACCATCCTGCCGGCGGCGTCCGATGCCGCCGGTCGCACCGGCGCCTGGATCAACCTGCGCAACGCCCTCAAGGCCTGGATCATCGTCGAGGTCAATCAGGGCGCCGCCAACACCGTGGCTTTGTCCGTGCTTCAGGCCACCTCGCTCGCCGGCGGTGGCGCCAAGGCGATCGGCGGCGTCGAGGCGACGCCGCTCAACGTCTGGCTCAACGACGCCACCAGCTCCTCGGACGCGCTGGCGGCGCTCGGCTATCTCTCCTCCTATACCACCGATGCGACGCTCGCCGACAAGCTCGTCGTGATGGAAATCGTCCCGGAATCGGCGCTCGATCTCGTCAACGGATTCCATTACGTCACGGTGCAGACCGGCGCCTCCAACGCTTCCAACGTCACCGCCGCGCGCATCCATGTTTTTGGCAGCTATCAGAGCGCCGTGCCGCCGACCACGATGGTCTGATTGACCGCGCGCCGGGCGCAAATGGCCGGCGCGCATCGAAATCTTGATCTCAAACGCGCCACGAAATGGCGCACGCCATAGGATCGCGCCATGGTCACCCGCGCCCAATATCGCAGCAACGTCGCCTACGAATTCGAAGACATCACCCAGGAGACGGTCGCAAGCGGCGCGCCGTTCCAGTTTGGCGACGAATTTGTCGGCGCTGGCCATACCGCCGGCGTTCCCGCCGCCGGCGCGCCGGCCGCCGGTTACGCCTGGGTAAAAAAGATCACCGGCGCCGCGCCGCCCACCGTCGCCTTGCTCCAGAATTCCAGCGGCGGCGTCATGCAATGCGCGTTGGCCGCGACATCGGAAATTGAGGAAGCCTCGCTCTACTTCAATGATTCGTTGTCGATCGATACGACCAAGATCGGGCAAATCGAATGGCGAGCCCAACTCGCTGTGTTGCCCTCCGCCGCCGGCGTCCAGGCCTTCCTCGGGGTCGGTTCCGCGTGGGTCGGAGGACCGCTCAATCTGGCCCGTTATCTCGGGTTCGGCTGGCAGGCCAACGGCGCGTTGCTGGTTTGGGCCAAGGACGGCGTCGCCACCAATTATAACGGCGCTGCCGCGCAGATCGGCGGCAGCCCCATCATTTCCGACCTCAACATGCATCTGTTCCGCATCGACTGGTCCAACCCCGCCGACGTCGCCTTCTATTACGACGGAAATCGCGTCAATCCGGTCGGATCGATCGTCTGGGCTGCTTCGGGCGCCAATGCGATCCTCCAACCTTGGCAGACCGTCTACAAGACCGCCAGCACCGGCGTCGCCACGTTGAACATCGACAAGATCGACATTTTCAACGGTCGCTGATCAATGCTGACGCGCAGCCAATATTCCACGCGCGAGATGCGCCCCGCGCAGAAGGAAACCGAACATGGCCATCTACGAGCCGCCGATCCCCGTGACCATCGCGGCCGGACAATCCCTGTCGCCGGAAGTGGATGTCGGCGCGCTGACACTGGTCGGCATCTGGATGCCCGCGACCTGGACGGCGGCGAACCTGACTTTCCAGGTCGCGTTTGACAACACATTGACCTTCGTCGAGCATTACAACTCGGCGGGCGTCGAGACCACGTTTACCGCCGCCGCCAGCCAATATATCGCCATCGACCCGCTGTTGTGGCGCGGCGTCAGCGCCATCAAGGTTCGCTCCGGCACTCTGGCCGGCCCTGTGACGCAGGCGGCGGCCGCCACGCTCAATCTGATCGCCCGCGCGGTCCTTTGATATGCCGCGCAGCGTCATCACCACGACCGTCGCGGCGCCCACTTCGCATGTCCTGCTGGACCTCGCGATTTTCAAGAACGATTGGGCCGTCACGACGACAGCCGACGACGCCTTTCTCACACGCGCCATCACCCGGTGTAGCGTGTTCGCCGAGACCTATTGCAAGCGCACGTTCGGCGTCCAGACGTTGCAAGATTCAATCACGCTGCGCCGCGACAAATGGCCATTCATTCTGAAGGAACGCCCGGACCCGTTGCAACTCAGCGCGTGGCCGCTGGTCGCGATCGCCAGCGTCACCGAAGATGGAACCGTCCTGACGCTCGGGACCGATTTCGCCGCCGACATGGACGCCGGCCAACTCTACCGTCTCAACGAATGGGGGACGGAGCGCGAATGGCGCGGCGTCAGCATCGTCGTCGTTTATCAGGCCGGCTACGTGCTGCCAGATGACACGAACCTGTATTCACCTATGCCGCAGCCGCTGCCACTCGACCTGCAAGACGCCGTGAGCCGCATGACGTACACCCGCTATGCCGAACGCCAGCGCGATCCGTTGCTCAAAAGCGAATACGTGGACGGCGTGGGCCGCGCCGAATACATCGTCTCGTCGCCGGACGGCAATCTGTCGCCCGATGTCGAGGACATTCTGGCCAAATATCGCGTCCCGACGGTGGCGTGATGGCGAACGTCGATCTCAAATTCCAGTCCATGACCCGCCGTGCGATCTACAAGGCCTCCGGTGGCGCGCAGGTCACCTTCACGCGCGTCACCGGCGCGGCGCCCGCCGCCACCACCACCACCGCGACCGTCTGCGCGCTGGTGCGCGGCTATCTGCCCGACAGCTCTGAATCGAGCCGCGAGGGCTACGGCGCCTCCAGCCTCGGCGCGATCACGCTCGGCGAGCGTTCGGTGCTGGTGATGGTGGACGATCTCGCTAACGCCGGATTCCCGCTGCCGCTGGCGAAGGGTGATGTGGTTCTGGCCACCGACACCGGCGAGCGGCTGAAGATTTCACGCGTCGATCCCTACAAGCGCGCCATCGCCGGCGCGATCGAAGCCTTTGCCGTGGTGGCCTGATGCCGTTCGACATTTCGCTCAAAATCTCCGAACGCATCCTCGAACGCCTCGACAGCCTTGGCCCGGACCTGAGGGCGGCGCTCGCCGAGGAGTTTACGCCCATCGCCGTGGGCATGACCCGCGCGGCGCGCGGAGCCGCCCAGGCGCATATCCGCTATCTCGGGACCAAGCCCGGCGCCTATCTCGCTTCGATCCAGGGCGGCGTCGCCTCCAAGGAAAGCAAGGTCGTCGGCTATGTCCGCTCGGGGAGCCCGCTTGCGCATCTCATGGAGGGCGGTGTCGGGCCGCATAGAATCGCGGCGAAAAACGCCCGCGCACTGTCCTGGATGGGCGCGTCGGGCCGTGTCTTCGCCAAACTGGTCAACGATCCCGGAGCTGCCGCCTTTCCGGCGCTGGCGCCCGCGTTCGACGATGCTCGCGCCGATATCGACCAGGCGATTGCGCGCGCGACCGCGAAAGTCAGAACGAAATGAGCACGCGCGAACAGGCGATGACCGCATTGCTGGCCAAACTCGCCGGCGCCTACGCGTTCGGCGTCGTCGCACGCCGCAACCCGCGCGACCCCGCTACCGTCGCCGCGCCGGGCGGTCCGCCGGCGCTGATCCTGTGGCAACATGAAGAGGATACCGAAGTTAGGGCGATCAACCAGCCGCCCAAACGCACGATCACCGCCGTCGCCGTCGTCTATCTGACGCTCGCGCCTGACGACGAGAACACCGTGATCGACACCATCTTCAACGCCATCGCCGGCGCCGTCGACGCCGCGCTGTCGCAGGACAATCCCGCGACCGGAACCTGCACGCTCGGCGGCGCGGTGGTTTCCGCGCGCATCGACGGCAAATCCGTGCGTGACTCCTCCGGCGAAACCGGCCTGGGGTTCATGGTCATCCCCATCGCGATCATCCTACCCTGAGGCCAAAATGCCCGATCTCCCCGAATTGCCCGCGCTCGCCGCTCCGGCGGCGCTCCCGTCGCCGGAGCCCGCCGCCGACGCCGCGCGCGAAAAGATGGAAGCCGCCGTGAACGCCTGGCTCGTCGCGCACATCTACAATTCCCCGCTGTCGCGCAGCTCCGACGCCTGGGCCTGCCTGCATGCGGCGCTCCCCGCCCTGATCGATTCCCTCTCCACTCAAAACTGAGGTTCACCCATGTTCGTTTTCGGCTCCGGCGTCATGACTGTCACGCCCTCGGGCACGTTGCAGACGCCGATCAACATCGGGCTGCTCCAGGAAGGCAGCGTTGACTTCCAGCAGGAAGTCAAGCCGCTCTACGGCCAGTACAAGGACCCGATCGCGCTCGGGTCCGGCACGCGCAAATGGACGGGCAAGGCCAAGGTCGCCCGCTTGTCCGGAAGGATTCTCAACGCGCTGATGTTCGGGACCACGCTGGCGACGGGGCAGACCGCCACGGCCTACGAGAGCGACACGGTCCCGGCGGTTTCGACCTATACCGTCACCGTCGCCAATTCCTCGACCTGGACGGTGGATCAGGGCGTCATCTATACCGCGACCGGACTGCCGCTCACCCGCGTCGCCACCGTCACCGCCGCCGGTCAGTACAGCGTCGCGGCGGGCGTCTACACCTTCTACAGCGGCGACGCGAGCGCCAAGGTCACTATCGCCTACAATTACACGGTCTCTGCCTCCGGTCAGTCGATCCTCGTCCCGCAATCGCTGCTTGGGGCGACGTTGAGCTTCGCTCTCAACTTCACCACCATCGACCCCACCACCAACGCCATTTTTACCGGCCAGTTTTTCAACTGCGTCGCCACGAAATTCTCGTTCGCCACCAAGTTGGAGGATTTCGCCATGCCGGACTTCGAATTCATGCTCGCAGCCAACGCCGGCGGCAACGTCGGCCAGTTCAACTTCCCGGATACGTTCTGATGACCGACCAGACCCTGAAACTCGGCGGCAAGCAGTGGACGTTGCCGGCGCTTTCGTGGCTCGCCTGCGAACAGATCGAGCCGGTGCTGTTCGATCTCGGTGCCGCGCTCGAACAGGCGTCGGGCCAGTTCACCCGGCTCGACCGCGTCATCGTCGGACGGCTGGCGGAAGCGGCGTTTCTCGCGGCGCGGCAGGTCGAGCCGGGGCTCGATCGCGCCGCCTTCGACGCGCTGCCGTTCGGCCGCCGCGCCCTGATCGAAAATGTCGAGACGCTGGCGCGCGCCTGCGGACTGGACGTCAAGGCCCATTCGGAGGGCGACCCGCCGGGGGAGCTGTAAACTGGCCGGAGCTGATTGCGTTCGCGGTCAGCGCCACCGGCTGGAGCTGGGAAACGGTGTTGCGCGAAATGACCTGGCCGCGC